AGATAATTCTACGTCGGTTATTGTTTGATTCCGAGATTAAAGTGGTGAGAGAACCCATCCCACTACGTGTGATACTACTATTCGCATTGCAATCAAATGCCATCACATCCCCATTATTTATAAATACAAATATACGAAAAAATAATTAAACTTCCAAATCATTTTTTTGCTTAAACTGTAATAAGTTTGGAAGATACAATTGAAGTTTTGGTATTTTTGGAGCCAATAAACGTATTGCTTTAAAATTAGAATCCTTTATTTGCTCATCAGTACCAATCAATCTCCAATTTAAATTTACATGTGTATAAAATGGATTATCTATAAATTTACTAAACCCTATATAATCCACTTCATATATAGTTGATTCAGTATCGTTTGCTTTTTGTATAAAATATCTTGTTATATATCCTCTTTTATAATCCGTTTGAGTTGGTGTTGCCACATGAGTTTTTATCTTTATACTATTATAAAGTACATCAGGACTATTTATTTTTTTATATCGATTAATATCTAACATATTATCTTGATTGTCTAAAGCTTCCTTCTACATCAGTTTTCCATAACATATCGGTTATAGTATGTTTAACTGATGTTACTTGGAAAAACCCTGTTGTTTCGTAATTTTTAGGTAACCCCAACACTTTGAACTTATCACCTCTTTTAATACCACTTAACCCATGTATTGTAAATGTAAATTTAATTGGCATAATAGGACCAACCCCACCCGGTTCAGTTTGTACTGCCGTTTTATCGTTTTGATTTTTGAAAAATTCAAAAACTGCTTGGTCATTGTATGCGACCGTAAATGTACTTACCTTCAAGTCTGCCTCAAATGGATATTTATCATCAAAATGCGGTCTGGGCATCAATCCAACTTTATCCAAAAACAATTGTAAGTTTTTGATTTTTGCTTCCTCAAGTTCCTCATCAGTAGGACCTTCAGGTGGTGTAGCATCTTTTGGTGGTGGTGGTTCTTCTCTCCTTCTTACTTCTTTTAAAATCTGGTCCTCTTTATTAGTAAATAATCCTACTTTATCTTTTGATTTAACATCCTTTTGACTCCCATTGATTGTCTGTCCTAATCTATTTCCAATTATCTGATTCATTTTTGCACCACTAATATCCATATCCAATGATGCATCTATAAAAATAGAATTAACCCCAGCTAATACGAATTGATATGGTTCTTGTGGACCTGTTGGTGTTAAATTCATATCAACAACTCTTAATTCAGTATCATTTTCATCAGACATTATTTGGAAATCCCATAAACCACCTGCGGCTGCTGACATTCCATTTAATATTTGATATAATGCATTTCTCATAGAAAAGTTTTTGGTCTCTAATATTCCCTTTGCAAAATCTAAATTCACATAAAGGTCATCTAAAAATCCCCATTGGCCATTCTTTTTATTCAATGCTTCAAATGTACCATCTACTTTAGGACTAACAATAACTCTACCACCAGCAACACCATTTGCTATTTCTCCTGCCGCTGGGAACATGATTGGTCGAGCGGAATCATTTACATTAACCACAGAACAATCATCAATTGCTTTATCACTTACACCATTATCGGTTGGGCTATTTGCTGCTTTAACTAAATCAAATAAAGGAGCGGTTTTATTTGGTATAAATAATTTTTTCTTATCAGTACTAAATATTTTTGGAAATGCACAACAAACTGTGGTTTTTGTATTTATTTGTGTTTTTACAATGTTTCCCCCAATCATAAACCCCTCAATACCAATTTGGTTAAGTATTTCCATCAATGTACCAAAACGTATATAAGATTCATCCTTTATAATTTCCGTTCCTGATGGGAATTCTTGAGTCACTCCACCTACATTTGCTTCTTCATCATTTAACGATATTCCAAACAATTCAGTTCCACCCACACATTCATTTACTTTTGCTTTTACAGTTTCATCAACATTTATAAAATTAGAAGGATTTGCTACCAATGGGTTTACTATTAAAGATGATACTCTAGTAGTTCTTCTATTTGATGGCAATCTATTAAAAGCCATCATAAATCTTTTTTTACCCAAATTGGTTTCACCAGATATTTGTGAAGTACTATATTCCGGTTCTGTTATTTTTTCGTCATTTTCTGAATCTTCTGAATTATCGGCTCCCATAAAATAAGCAGGTAATTCGGTAAATCCCGTACACTTAACACTTATCTCATAAGTATCTGCGGTAGATGAAATACCACCTCCAGTTATAAATCCTAAATAGTTATCATAAGTACCATTTGAGTTTGCCCTTGCAGCATTTACATTTTTAAAACTTTGAAAATTTGCTACTGTACCAGCACCTAATGTGGGACTATATGAATTTAACGATTCAGGTACATTCCAACCCCATTCCAAAAAAATAGAATATCCAGGTTCTAAAAAATATTCACACAAAGTATCTAATTGTCCTTTGGTGTAGCATGTTATAGTGAACGATGCTTTTCTACTTAACGTACCAGCCCCTTCATCGATTTCAATAGATGTAATATTTGGTTTAGGCCTAAATCCAGAATCATTTGTTTCCGCATAAACTGGGCCCCCTCCCCAGGTAGTTCCTAATGTACCACTGGATGTACCATTTCCGTATATAGACCCATTTTCACCAGCTGCTTTAAATAATCCAAAATTAGGATTAGACAACAACATAAGCCCTCCGCCAACACCAGAGGATACTCTAACCCAAGCATTTAATTGCGATATGTTTTGAATATTACCAATTCTGTTATCTAATGCCTTTTTTACATACCCCGCTAAATTTGATAAATTAGGAAAACTTGACATAAATTATTTTATAAAATTACTGTTTATTTGAATGTAGTTTAATGGTATTCTTAATATAGTACCATCTTGCAATCCCATTGGTGCATCATGTATATTATTCGCCGCAGCGATTATCCACCACAATGATGAATCTTCGTAATATTGAAATGCCAATGTATCCAGTCTGTCACCAGTTTCGGTCATTACATAAACATCCGTATCCTTTAATGGAATATTTGGGTATATTCTTGTTCTATATACTTCTCTGCCATCAAAAGTTTTTTTAGTAGGATTATTTCTATATCTGCTCATAAGTTATATATTTAAAATTGCCCTTCGTTAGTTATATTACCAAAGGCATCAAATTGAGGACCGCTTACAAACTTTCTAGAAAATTTACCTTCGTTAGTTATATTACCAAAGGCATCAAATTGAGGTCCTGTATCTTTCTTCGTAAAACTAGAGATTGCGGATTTATTTCCGTCCGTTTCTTTATTAGCTTCTTTATTATTTAAAGTTTTTAAATTACCTTGTTTAAGAGTTTCGGATGATTCAACTTTGGTTGAATCTGCTGATATGTTAGAATCGCCTGCTTTTTGTGCGTTAGTTGATGTAGTTGGTTTATCATTCATTGGTGGAACTGAATTATTTGCCCCCAATCTAGAAAATCCATAAAACTTTTTAGCATCGGTTGTACCTTTTGCTTCCAATATTTTTAAAGTAATGGAAACATCTACAACCATTGGTAATTTGTAATCTTTCATCGAAACATCTTTACCATTAACCTTTACCTTTTCGGATACTCCAATAGAACCAATTTCCCAACCACCATTATCATCTACAGCGTATGATAGAGATTCAATATAAGTAGCTCTACGTTTATATAAACTACCCAATGTGAATTCTACAAATGGAGGAACTGCGTATGGACCGGAGTAACCCTGTGGGTATGTTAATCCAGTTAAAAAGTTTAATCGTTGCCAACATGCTATGTGTTGTGTAGGTGTTGTTGAATATACTTTAAAATTAAAACTTACACTTCTTTCTATACTTGAATATGTGTAATAATTAAAAGGAGAACCTATAAACTTTGCACTATCCCATGATGGTGATATTGTTTCCGATATACCACTTACAGTTGCTCTAAAACTTACAACCTCTCCTGTATGAATTGATTTGAATTTAAGAATTATAAAATCATGGTCATCTAATAGTGTACCATCTCTTAATTGGAGAGGGTCAGATGTGTATACTGTTTTTTCATTTAAGAAATCCAACTTATCTGAACTATCTATGCCATATTTTGTTTTTAAAGATACTGCCTTTTTACCGGTTTTACTATTTTTCTCCGTTGAATACATATTTTTTGTCACATCGGACCTGGACAATCCAGAAATAGTACCACCGGTCGAAGTAACCGCACTGCTTGCTTGTACTAATGCTTGTAATTTTGTTGATAAATCATTTCTTAATTTTACATCATCTTGTGTTTCATCTACAGTATTAGAATATACAATTTTACCCCCAGCAGTATCCGCTGTCTCACCAATTTTTTTACCAGCTGCAATAGATTGTTGCCCTAATTTTCTACCAGATTCTAATCCGGGTTTTGTTTCAGTATCTGCCGATTTAACTTTATCGGCGGATTTTGCAAATGGGTTTTGTTTTACATTTAAAGCGCCTACATTACCTTTTATTGCATCAATTTGCTTTTTATTATCAGGATTTTGAGTTTCTTTTTGTACTTTTGATAGAAGTATAGTGGAAAGGTCATTTCTTAACTTTGCATCATCCTGTGTTTCATCAACAGTATCGGAATATCTAATTATTGAATCTGCTCCAGTTGATGACCCGCCATCTTTAGTATCACCAACTTTTTTACCAGCTGATAATTGTTGTTGTCCTACTTTTTTTGCTTGCGATAATTTTTGTTCACTTTCTTTTTTAATATCACCAATTTTTTCACCTAACTTAGCAAATGGATTTTTTGAAGTAGTTATAGATTTTCCTTTAGGAACTAATTCATCTACTCTTTTTTTAACAGCTGGGTCAGCATTTTCTTTTGTACCTTGTGCAACTAATATAGATGAAAGGTCATTTCTTTTGAAATAATCCTCATCAATTGGATTAATCGTATCTGAATATCTCGCCGTGCTATCATATTGAACATCATTTTCACCTTTTTTCGCAAGGTTTTGTGCACCTTGCTTTGGTGCTCCAAATAGTTTTTTCTTAACTTCACCTTTTAGTAAATTAATACCACCACCTAATATTTGGTTACCTATTTGTTTTGGAGTTCCTTTTGCATTTTGAGCTAAAAACTTTCCAGCTAAATTACCAGCACCATCTCCTTTAATTTTAGCAAGTGTAACCATAGTATCCGGTTCTTTACCTGCTTTAAATTCTTTATTTAAAAATATACGGGTTGGTATTAGTTTTTGTGGAAGTTGTACACCTATTTTATTTAATAATTCTAATCCTTTTTCTTTTCCTTTTTCAAATGCGTTTCCTAAAAGACCACTATCTGATGAATTGTTTGGATTAACCGAATCTTTCATTACAGAAACCATTTCGGTTTTTTGTGTACTTAATTTAAAAATATCAGTACCATATATAATAGGTCCTGCTAACTTAGATATAATTCTTAACCCAGTTACTTCTTCTTCAATTCTTGTTTCTTTTGTTCTTGATGATAAATTTCTTCTTAGTATTTGGGCCCCTTTAAATGGCAAATTCATAGCACCAGTAGATGAACGTAATTCTATATCTTTACTATTACGAATTTCGTACTTTTCAGCAGCTGTTTGACCATCTACTAATTGTTTTGTTTTAAATAAATCTATTAATGCTTTTCCCATCGTTATACTTTAGCGTATGAATTCGAACTATTTCTAGCAACTACCTTCCCTATATTAGAAGTAACTTTTTGACCATCTATATTTACGGCTATTTTACCAGCTATTAAGTCTGCTCGTAATCCTTTTATTTCATCAATTAACTCACCGGTTCTATCACCACCGCCTTCGGCTCCTTCGGCTCCACCTTCACCCTCACCACCTCCAAATAAACTAGCCCCAATAGCACCTACTGCACCTACTGCTAATAATACAGGAATGGCTGCCAATCCCATAGTACTTAACAATGCCAATGAACCTGCTAATACAGTAAATGAAGCGGCCATTGCTAAGATTCCGGCTGCTGCTTCTAAATTGAGTAATGGTAATACATTAACCAATAAATCACTTATACTTCCAACAATCATAACAATACCGGCTGCTATTGATTCTACCACACTACCAATTGCATTTCCAATTGATTCAACTAATGGTGCTAATAAACTCAATCCAAACGCAAATAATGTAAAAGCGGCCCCTAATGCCAAAATTACGGCAACTCCCAACCAACCCACAGTTCCGGCAGTTGCACCAAATGATGCTAATCCTGCTCCTAATGCTATCAATCCTGCCCCAGCTGGTGCTCCTAAAAGTGCAACACCAGCCAATCCAATTACACCCAATGTCATTAAAGCAAATCCTAATGCAGTTGGTATTAAGGTTAATGCACCAAATAATACTTTTGTAGTACCCATTGCTTCCAAACCTTCAGCAAGATATAATAATGCAATTCCAGCATTAGTACCAAATGCACCAATACCCAAAAGTGATGGGATACCAACTACCATAAGAAGTAAACCCAATGCAGTTGGTATTAAGTTCAATGCACCAAATAATACTTTTGTAGTACCCATTGCTTCCAAACCTTCTGCTAAACTTTTTAAACCATCTCCAGCTTTTTCTCCCGGACCAGATACTTTACCACCAGCATCATCAGATTGTGTAACTGAATCTGTTATGGATTCTGTGGGATTTGATGGTAAATCAGGTGCACCAGGTTTTTTTCCTCCAAAAAAATCTTTTGCTTTACCAAAAGTATCTTTTGCAAAATCACCAGCTGTTTTAAAGTTACCTGCTATTTCTGATGTTTGTCCGATTGCACCACTTAATCCACTTACAAACCCACCCAAAGGACCTGTTGTTATTGCAGTTAATCCTTCCGTCATCGAATTGAATGCTCCATTTATCTGCCCACCTATTGTTGCTGCTTCTTCCTGTTGGGTAACCATTTTTTGTAATTCTTCAACGGAAGTACCTAATAATTCGGCTGTTTTTTTCTTTTGGAAATAATCCATTTTATTAAACGCATCAACACCGCCTAATGCATCTAATGTCTCTTGAGTAGCTCCTGCAATATCCCCTTCGTATGCTAATGCTCTTGCTCTATCTAAATTAATATTTTTACCAAGCATTGCACCCAATTCCAGTTCACTATTAATAGAATTTTCAAAATCTAAAAGGTTATCAGCAACTCCGCTCATGGTTTTTAAACTAACACCCATCTTAGCGGCTTGAACTGCAGCTTGTTGCATATTCTTTCCTCCATCTTTACCAAATAATGCAAATTCTTCAGCAGATGCGGCCATATCAGCCATTACAGCTGCTGGTACTACTCCAGCTGTTTTTGCCATTTCCTTAGCTCCATTTGCTAAGTTTTGTGCAGTTTCAATACTATTACCATTTAAACGAGCAAGGTTACCAGTTAATTTTGCGGCCTCAGTTCCACTTATACCCATATTAGTGGCCATAAGGTTTGTATTCAATTGGTTCTGGAATGTTACATCATTCAAACCACCCATTTCTTCGGATAATCCTTTAGCAACATCATTAGCGGAATCAAATACAGTTCCTAATGCAGTAGCAGATACAGTTGCACCTCCTAAGAAACCACCCATCTCTCTGGTTGTTTTTCCTAGTTTTGTCATAGCTACTCCAGCTCCCACCAATGTCATTCTAAGCATTCCAGCTGGTCCACTAGCAAATAATTGTGCAGTAGCAATTATACCTTTTAAAGTTTTCTTTATACCTTCGTATGCTGCTATTTGCCCTTCTACTATTTCTTTTTGTTCCTTACTTACAGTTGATAATTTTGTGGCTATACTATATCCCTTATCCATCTCATTAACCATCTTACCCATCGCCACAAATTGCTCTTTGGTTATAAGGCCGGAATCAAAATCGGCTTCTAATTTAGCTAAAATTTCCTTCTTTTGAGCTTTATACTCCTCAGATATTGCTTTTTGGCGTTCTACATCTTCAGGTCCTGTTTCTGCTAATTGTTGTTGTAAAGTTGCCATTTTACCAACATCAGATACTCTTTCTTGCATATATTCCGCTTGTTCAGCGGTTACCTTTCCTGAATCTAAAAGTGTTGTAAGACTTTGTTTTGAAACCGTTAATGCTCGTGTTTGTTCACTTGTTAAACCTGAATAAACTTTACTTATTGATTCAATACCAGTAAGAATACTACCAAATTCTTTCTTTGTTTCTCTTGCTATATTGCGTGACCTTTCCTGCTCAGCATTTTTTTTCTTTTGTGCCTTTTCAGTTATACTAATAGCCTTACCCAACTCTCGCATATCGGCAACCTCTTGTTCGGTAAGTTCAGTACCCTTTTCAAGAAGTTTATTATACTTCTCTCTGGCTGCTCTTAATTCTTCAATATTCTTAATACTTACCTTCTCTCCGATTGGTTTTGCCTTTTCGGGTTTCTTTGGAGTTGATTCTTCTTTCTTATCTGCCATTTATTCAATAATTTTCTAAAATTAAACTTATTTTAGTTTTTTTATTTTTTCTTCAAATTCTCTAGTCATTTTTTCAATTTCTTTCATATCATTCACCAAATGAGGTGGGATTCCAGCTTTTTCAGCTTTTTTTATAATAGTGTTTGCTGCACCAGTACTTAACCCATTAAAGAAATTAGATACAAATCTATCAGCTAAACTGAATATACCTTCTTTTTTAATTTGTTTGTTATTTTTCATATTCGGCGTGTTTATATTCTATAAATATCGGCAAATAAAAAAGTGAGGATATTATCGTATCCTCACCTTAGATGATTTCATTTTTGCTTGAGCTTTTTTATGTTCTTCTGCTTCTTTTTTCTTTAGTTCTATTAATTTATTAAAATAAAATTTACGAAGATACGTTGGCATGTAATAAACTTCTGACCAAGTAAATCCATTACCGAATTGAACCATTTCCCAAATTTGAGAATGAAGAATCGTTTTATAATCAGTTGGAAGGGTAAAAAAAGTTAATCCCAAATGGTATGTCCAGCGCCTCCGTCTCGCCAGTAGCATCTGATACAAATTGGAATTTCATATCCAAATCAGGTGAAAGTTGTTTAACATAAGCTCTAAATGATTTAGTATCTTTTGCTAAAAATGAGTTAGTTATCCATTTGTTTACAAATCCTCTATCTTCATTACCATTAACCGAAACAATCATATATTTTAAACGAGTTGTTACATCAAATGAAGCGCCTGAATTCTTATTTAATTTTTCTAAAGCTTGTACTTCTCTAGTTATTTCTTGTTCATCACCATGTGTTAGTAATTTAAAAACAAGTTCAGTACCCATTGTTGGTAACTTAAAAGTATATCTATTTGTTGAATTCAAAATGGATTCATCAAAATCTTTAGTTTGTACTTTACCTAAATCAATAACTACTTCTTGTTTTTGTCCACTAAATGGGTCTGTTATTTCTATTTTATAATCGGCGCCATATCCTAAAATACGAGTTGCCATTAAAATAGCGTTTTTATCACCAATTAAAATATCATTTGGATTAACACCAGATTCAACAACTACTGATTCAAATAATTTATCCAATACAATACCTTTCTTAATTAGGTTTGTGTTTGCAAGAATATCTTCTTCTCTTGCTGTCATATACTTTAACTCACAAGTACCTTTTCTAAGAGGATGTCCTTCTGGATATACTAATCCTTTTGATGGTAATTCAATTACTTCCGTAGGAAAATCAAATTTATTCCTTTCACCCTGTATAGGGGTTTCTTTTGCAATATTAACTTCTGCCATAACTTTATATCTTTTTTAAGTTTGTATATATAAATACATAAAAATAAAAAAATTGGAAATAAAAAAACCCCCACCATTTCTGATGAGGGTTGTCCTTCGGTAGCTTCCGTAAGGAATATTTTAGAATTCAAGTATAGCGTAATCGTAAGCTAATGATAATTCAATAGTTGCTACTTCATTTGAATCAAATGAAACATCACCAAAGTTTGCAGATACAATAAATGCACCTTTCAACTTCCATTGTTCGATTTTATCACCAACAGGACCTAGCATATAGAAATCAATATCTTTTTTATAGAAATCTGCGTATCCACGTCTACCAGTAATTGATTCGTGTCCTAAACGTACCCACTCCATTACCGCTTGTGCTCCAGAAGGAACAATTGGGTCATAAAGTGTTACAGTTATATCTTGCCACTCACCCTTACCTTGTAACTTTCTTTTAATGTTAATGTGGTCTAACACAATTGGTTCAAAGTTAATTGAAGGTCTAGCTGCCGCTTTAACCATATATGAAGGAATTCCATCGATTTCCATCACATATCTATTTTTCATCTTAGGTTCGAAGTTCGTATAGAACATCTTATCAAACTCTAGTATTTCTGCCATTTTATTATCCTTTTATTTTATATTAATAAATATCAAGTTACCTTAAATTCGTATTAAGCGTTAAAACTTGCTCCAGTTGGTAAGATGTTGAAGTCAATTACGATGAATTCAGCTGTCTTAGCCGGTTGTAAGAAAATCTGTCCAGCCATAATGTTTCTATCGATAACATCAGGTGTGTTGTTAGATTCATCCATTACAACTCTAAATGCGTAAAGTCCTTGTCTTTGTTGAATTGCTTCTAAGTAAGGGTTTACAGTATTTAAGAATCTTGAACGAGTTGTTGCTGTGTTTTGTTCGAACACTAAGAAACGAGATGTTGAAGCTATGAACTTCTTAACAGTGATAAGTAATCTTCTTACGTTGATTCTATCTAATGCTGAAGCCTTATCTTGTAATGTCTTCTGTCCGAGTGCTACAATACCTTGTCCAGGGAATGCTGCAATTGGGTTTACTTTGTTCTCATATAAAGTATCTCTTTCAGAGTGTGTTAATCTATTCAATACACTAACTGCTCCAATGATACCACCTCTATTTAAACCAGCAGGTGCGAACCATTCAGCTGCTAATCTATCGTTAGAAGCGAATACAGCCGGCATCAATACTGATGGTGGAACTGATATTAATTTGTTTGTATTAGCATCTACTGTCTTAAGCCAAGGGTAGTAAGTTGCTACATAGTTAGAATCCACTTCATTTGCTTTTTCAGTTACTTCAGTTATAGATGCATCTGCTTCAACAAAATCAGCGATATAGAAACAATCTTGTCTATCCTCAACCATATCAATTACTCTATTGGTGATAGTTGGGTGTAAAGAACGGATGATACCAGGAGTTACAACTAAGTTAATATCATATTCATCTGCGTTTGATATAGCGTTAATTGCTTTAGTATATGCCTGTGTACCTGTTGTTCCTGCATTTGCGCAGTTAAAACCTTGTGTGTTTGCTGCTTCTATATCTAAACCTAAGTTAGCCTTTACCGTTGGGTTTAATCCATCAAAACCTTCTTGGAATCCAAGAACGAATTGTCTTTTAACCATATCACTTGATGTAGAACCAGATAAAGCTCCTACACTTAATCCACCATTAGAATCAAACGCAAATACTTGGTTTGCTCCAATTTGTGCACTTTCAGGAATTGGTTTTAAATATTCTCTATTATCACCTGCTACGCCAATTGTTTCAAAATCAAATCCACTAAAGTATAATGGAGATGATGATGTATTACCCAATGAACCAGTTTGATAAACTACTGCTGGTATTTGTTGTGCTTCTGTATCATCTGTTGCAGTAATTGGGTTTGTATATGCTCCATGTCCAAATGGTGCTGCTGAAATTGGATTTCCAACACTATTTTGAGCCATTTCAACTCTTACAAATTTTGATCTGTTTGTATAATCGCCATTTTCAGTTATTTTACCATCGGCTGCAATTTCATTCCATCTATCACCAATTCTCTTAGCAATATAGTTAGGAGAAGCAGGGTCTAAGTTTACATTGTTAAATGTCTCAATAACACTCTTTCTCTTATCAGTATCAGCGAATGAACGAACTGTTACAGTAAATGTTGCATAATCAGTTGAACCATCTTCACCAGCTGCTTTTACATTAGAGATACCAATTTTAAATTTAGTATTATATAATGTACCATGCCCTAAAGTTACAAAACGGAAAAGGTCATATCTTTCACCACTAATTAATTGAGATTTAACATACGGAGTTTTTGCAGTTTTAACATCACCATATACTTGAGATGGTAATGCATTAGTAGATACTACAATGTTGTTTCCTAAAGAACCAGTATATAAAGCTGCAATGTTTTCAAAGTAAGTGTATGCATAACCAGCTTTTGCTCCAAACGGAGATTCTCCAAATACATCTGCTAAATCATTAGTAGCTGTTGGTAGAATCGATGCAGATACATCAACACCAGTAGTTAGGTCATTAATAACAAATGAACCATCAACTGCATCGTTGCTAGTTATTGTAGATGATGCAAATCCAACACCTTCATCTCCAACTTGAGTTGAGTATAGTACTCCAATCAGTTTAGTACCTAAACTTTGGTTAGATGAACCAGATGCAAAAATACCAAAAGGTGCAGCTTGGGTGTAACCACCAATACCACCAACCCTTACGATTGTTGCTGTTCCAGCTTCTCTTAAATAGTTTTGAACTGCGTGTTCAGTATAATAAGTTCCATCAGGAGTTCCGAAGATTTCTTCAAACTCTGATTGCGTTCTAACAATAGTTGGAACAAATGCAGGTCCTTGCTTAAAAGGTCCTATAAATGCTGCTCCAATTTCACCAATTCCTTGCGCTAAGAAGGAAAGGTCATTTTCTCTTGTGAATACGCCAGGTGATACGATTCTTTCTGCCATTTTATTTCTACAATTTGTATTTTAAGTTTGTATTTGCTAGTTATGAAATACACATATAAATATAACAAAAATATCCAAAACATAATATAATGCTTTGGATATTTATAAAGTTGAAAATTTAGGTATTTTATTATACTGGTAATGGATTTACTCCGTATGAATTACTACCAGAAGTTTCTGCCCAAGGTAAATCATTTTCCATTACCATTACTCTATTATATTTGTGTACATTAATATCTTTCTCTATTTGAGATTGAATATGACTCCAATAATTAGATGGACCAGACCCACTAACAATATCTTTTACCCATCCTAAAACTTGATTTTCACTAAGTTCTTCGTATGTGGTAAATGATGCTGTATCAACAGAATCCAAACTCAGCGGAGTTGCTCCAGTAAAACTACCAGAATGTCCTGTCTCATCAACACCTGTTAATCTCCAATATGTATTCACAATTACATTATCTAATGTATCTGTATTTTGTTTTCTTATACCTGTTAATTTCCAGTCGTATGTATATCCCATAATATTTTATTTTTAATAAATATTTACTTTTTTTATTTTAATCTTCCAAAGAACCGCTATAATAATCAGTAGTTAATAAATGCCTATATGCTTGCTCAATATGATTTAATTCAGATGGAACTTCTAACATAAATCTACAATAATGGTCCATACCTTGTGTACCTATATTAATACCATATTTGTTATCTCCCGCATTTACACCAACAAATCCAATCGGTCTAGCATCAGAATCTCTTGCTGCTTTATCTTTCCAAACAGTAACAGATATAGTAGCTACATATCCAGCTGCCCAATAAACTTCAGTACCGGGTGAATCATCTCTAACTGTTAATCCATCTGCTCTAGATGTATCAGGTGGAGGTGGTAAATCCGCTGTTCTTTTTTCAATTGATACATTCGTAACTACATGATATGCATTTGGTACAATAAGTCCCGTTCCTGCTAATTCATAATCTTTTATTAGTGCCATATTATTATCCTTTAATATTAAGTATTAAATCTTTAATTTTTTGTAATTCATCTTTTAATAAATTTATTTCTTCAGCTTGCTTATCAATAATTTGTTGTTGGTCTTTTATAGATTCAATAAATAAACCTGCTAAATTACCATAAGAAACACCATATTCATCATTAACATCACAATATGTTACAGCTTCAGGAATAACCTCATTAACCTCTTGAGCAATTACACCAATTTGTCTTACTTTATTTTCATCTGCTATTCTATTATAATAAACACCTCTCATTTGAAGTAGTTTATCCAATGCTGAATCAATAGTTACAATGTTTTCTTTTGCACGTCTATCAGAGTATGCCACAATATTTTCAGTAGCGTAAATACCTCTGTAAACATACATACCATACGAAGGTGATGTTGATGATGTATTTACACCCACACAATTGTATGGGAAATAATGATAGAACATCCATCTACCAGATTGATAATAGATACCACCATTACCACCACCATCAAACATCAATACAGGTGTGTTTCCTACATCAAATAATATACCACCATATCCGCTTCTAGTACCATCAACTCTCCATGTACCATAAGTTGAATTATTTGGATAGAAGTGTGCAGAGTTTAATCCAGAATAAATACCATGGTATCCTTCCAATCTCTGCCATGTGTGCCAGAATGAATAGTTTGAAGGTCCACTCAATTGAATTAGAATACCACTCATATCATAATCCGAGTATAGTCTAACACCTTCGTATGATGGTCCGTTTGCACCTAATTTAATACCTGTGTGATATGCAATTCTTAAATCAGGATAAGGATAACCCCACCCTCCACCTTCTTGGAAGATAGAATACGCACGAGTTCCCTGTCCCGAGTTACCACCAACTCCCCAAGGTTCAAAAAATCCCAAATACGCATTGTTTACATCAATAGTAAGCATTCTGGATGTGCCATCACCATTCCAATAATATCCAGTATTATTGTAATCGTATATAAATGTACTTCTTAATTCGTAAGTATATGTTCTATTTCCAGAATAGTGATTGATATATGTTTCATATCCGTTTTCACAATCTAAGTGTAAGTTACCATTTGTAGTTACAACAGATGGATTTCCATCAATTCTACCATTAGTACCAACTCTTAAATATTTACCCCAACTCCAGTTAGGTCCGTGAAGTGTACCACCTCTCATTCTTAAACCTTGGTTGTCAACACCATTAGGGTCTAAGTAGTATCCACTATCATTTGAATCATAGAAAATAGTACCATAAACAGGACCACCAGTATACAAAGTTGAGTTTACATACAATGAGTTATTTATTCTTGCTGCATATCCACCTACAGTTGAAGAGTCCCCAATTCCTAAACAATCATTTCCTCTACTATAATACCATACCCAACCATTTCCGTTTTGTTGATACAAACCACCATTACCACTTTCATGCATATAGTGATTCCAATATCCAGATGGGTCTATAATATTGATACCAGCCCAACCATTTCTAGCATATCCATAAGTTTCCCAAGTACCATAAGATGATTGAAGTGATGTTCTCCAGTGTGAACCATAGTCTTGTGTATATAAACCAGTACCACCTTGCGCTCTAAACCAATCGTTTGCTAATACATAACTTAATTGAGTTGTTCCAGCTGGATTTACATAATATCCAGTATTATCGCTATCATAAAATATAGGTGCTCTTAATGAGTTACCACCTTGTAGATAGTTATTTACATAAACATATCCACTTGAGTACATTTCCATATTTGTACTCCTACCACCACTAGTATTTGTGTTATAAAAATATGTATGACCGGCTGTGGTAAATCTCATATAAGCCTGCCCATAGTTTGTATTAGGTCTACTAAAATGGTATGCAGCCGAACCATCATGATATGAGTTGTCAACATTGAATCCAAATCCGCCATCATTCCAAGTGTTTCCAGGTTCAGATACCCACATTTGAAGTTGAGATTGTTGACCCGTTCCCATTTCACTTGCCCTGGCTATTACTCTAAATAATGAAGTACTATGCCCACCTGCGGTATTAACAGGACCTCTTAAATATGCACTACTATTAAGGTCAACATAGTATGTGGTATCAGCGGAATCATAGAATATTGGTGCTCTAAATGATGATTGAGCATATCCATCTCTACCAACAATTACATCACCATTATTTTGGTCAACTCTAAATTTCTCATAAGCAGTTCGGTTACCACTTTGACGAGATGGAACAGTGAATGAACGAATTTGTCCAGTTGAACTTTCAGATGTGAACGCAAACATATTATTAGGATTATCATGCCATAATCCCCATCCAGTGTATGGTTCATAATCTACGAATATACCTGTCCAACCTTCACCGGTTACTTGCTGCATACCTAATGCACCACCAGAAGATGATGTTCCAGACGCATTAACTAAAATAGCCGGTCTATAATAAGTTGCTGCGTTTAGAGAACCAGCCATATTGATTGATGTACCAACAGTAGCTAAATCCAAATAATATCCAGTATTATCTCTATCAGCAAAATATGGTGCAAATAAAGTATTTGTGATTCTTACGTTTTGGTCACCTCTACCTATACTCATTATCTCATTGGTACTTACACCAGGAGAATCACTCATAAATCTAGTACCACCATACGCTGGGTTACCTCCTATTTCAACACCAGTATGCCATCCCACAACCATTCTAGTGTGTGTAGAATTTCCGTTATTATATGGAGATTTTACATAGAACATATAGTATGGTTGTCCATCACCTCTTTGTCCAGATGTAATACCCGTTGATGAACCTACATCAGATGGGTCCGATGTACTATTTGACAAGTTGATATGTCTTGTATTTCCACTGTTTGCTCCAACTCTAAATAAGAATGTTCCACCAGTATCATAAAATCGGTCACCAAAATGCTCTGGTGCTCTGAAGCTACTTCTAGCCCAAGCGATACCATCGTTTCTAACTTCAAGTGCATAACCACCAGTACCAACTCCACTTATAGCAAATCCTTCAGATGTACCACCACCAGTCCAAATAATATTTTTTAATGCAGAACCTAAATTTGATGTAGATGTTGTAGTTCTAAATCTTGCTCCCCAAACATCAGGTTCATTATTAACATTAATTAATGCATTATTAGGAATGTTTAATTGACCTGTTAGAGTTAAGTTTACAAATCTAGAAGTACCGGTAGGGTCAGCTAAGAAACTACCATCATTATTATCAATAAATCTACTAGCGTATAAATCACCCAATACAGTTGTATTGTTTGCTAATGTATTATCAACTTCTTCAATTCTAAAACCTTGAATTTCAGCCTGCCCACTATATCCACTATACAAATAATTGTGCAACCAACCTACTTGAGCAAATTTAACACCACTCATGTGGGTATAACTTGCCCCAGACCCAGCTGGACCAATTGTCATTGTATATTCTGTCCAAGATGTTGGTGGTACACCAGTCCAATAGTAAGGATTACCCCAACCACCATTACCAGGATTTGAATAATCCCAATAAAATTGTCTATATGATAAGAAACAATATGGATTACCACTTACAGTTCTAATCCATGCTGATATTTTATAAGTTTTTGTTGCATCAATTGTAATATATCCAGCTTCGATATGCCCTTCCCAAGAACCAGGTCCTCTAAATGTTGTATTACCTGCTGCGGAATTACTATTTGATGTTACATAAGTTGTAGATGACCAATTATATCCACCATCTTGTCCGAATGCGTTATGAGTAATATACTTACCACCTTCAGATTTCATACCAAATATATTGGCGCCATTTGAAGTGTTTGTAGATATTGCACCACCTACTCTTAATCTATAAAGAGTTGAAAGGTCATTACCATCAATTCTGTATGTTGTATCAGTTGAATCAATAAATAGAGGCGCTCTCATACTAGAGTCATGATATACCATATCAGTACCAACTCTATAATACTCAGACCCAGCTTTTAATGCTCTATATGCATATGAGTGACCACTTGCCATCCTCATATCAATACCATACTCCAAATCACCGGTAACAATCATTGCCCAGTCATTATTGTTTGGTTTGTTAATCCAAAGAATTGCATCAGTTCCAGACGCTTGGTTATCAATACCATCCAAACGAAGTCCACTCATTCTAGAATCACTTCTTGGATTTACATAAAATGCGGTGTCATCCGAATCTCTAAATATTGGTGCCCTTAAGGATGTACGAGCTTGCGCATCACCATCTCCAGAAATTTGGAATTCATTTCTTGCCGTATATCCACCATATGTTAATTTATTTCTAAATGCCCATTGGTCTGTAAATGCTGTTTCCAAATCATCTACCAATTCAAAAACCATTCTAACTGCATTGGTTGCCGATGTTTCACCATATAATCTCCAACCATCGTTATCACCAACAGTTTGTGAGAACATATATGGTGGAGTAGTTGATACACCATTACCATACGTTGTACCAACAGGGTTTTGTGGAAGAATGAAGTTATTACCAGTTATATTAGCAAAAGTTACATTGTCTGTTGTACGAATGTTTTGATTCATTAGATGAACATCGGTAACACCGGGTCCAGTATTTATTGAAGCAAAAACAGGTGAATCGGTTGTACGAACGTTTTGGTCCATATTAGCTGCAAATGCGTACGATGTTGTATCCATTATACGCTTCCAAGCTCCCCAAGAAGTTCCACTACCATATCTTAACCACATATTACCATTATCGGTAAATCCTAATTCATTTGCACCACCACCACTCCAGTCACTTGAACCTCCATATTTTCTAAAATACATTACACCATTGTAAGTACCACCATCACTTAAACCATTTGTTGAGTTTTGTTTGAAATCAAATCTCACACCCTGATTAGCGTTTTGAGTTTGTGGTGTACTAGCTGCTGCTCTTGTATCTTGAACGTTTATATAAGTTGCCGTTGTTGCTGATGTTGCATTTCCTAAAAAAGAACCCGCCGTTACCTGATTGAACGTTACGTTATCAGTTGTACGAAGATTCTGATTCATTAAATAAACTTCAGTAGCGCCTTGTCCCGTATCAATTGTACCACTAAGAACAACGTTACCATTTACTTGTAATGTATTATCGGCATACCATCTATCAGTTGATTCATTCCAATAGAAAGAAACAGTTGATGCGTTACCTCTCTTTACTTCTATACCAGCATTTTCAGTTGGTGCAGTTGATGCTCCAATATCTGCATTTAATGTGATGATGTTATCACCTACATTTAAAGTTGTTGTATTAATATATGTTGTTGTACCACTTACAGTAAGGTCACCACTAATTGTAGCGTTACCAGTTACTGCTAATGTAGTACCATCGAATGTTAAATTTGCTTCAACTGTACCATTTGGTGCAGTTCCATTTAATGTGATTACACCATTATTAGTTGTACCAGTTAATGCTAATAATCCAGAAGTTCCCCCACTTCCAGAAGTCCCTGCAGTTCCACCACTACCAGAAGTTCCACCACTACCGCTTGTTCCGCTTGTTCCAGAAGTACCCGATGTACCAGAAGTACCCGATGTACCAGAAGTACCTCCACTACCAGCAGTACCTCTAGTTCCAGAAGTACCCGATGTTCCAGAAGTACCACCACTTCCGCTTGTTCCAGAAGTACCACCACTTCCGCTTGTACCAGAAGTACCTCCACTTCCGCTTGTACCAGAAGTTCCAGCTGTTCCACCACTTCCGCTTGTACCAGAAGTTCCCGATGTACCACCACTTCCGCTTGTACCAGAAGTTCCAGATGTACCACTACTACCAGCAGTACCTCCAGTTCCAGATGTTCCAGAAGTACCTCCACTACCACTAGTTCCAGATGTTCCAGAAGAACCACCACTACCACTAGTACCAGCAGAACCAGAAGTCCCTGCACTTCCGCTTGTACCAGCACTTCCGCTTGTACCAGCACTTCCGCTTGTACCAGCAGAACCAGTAGTTCCAGAAGAACCCGTACTTCCACTTGTACCAGAAGTTCCAGAAGAACCAGCAGTACCAGTGTTACCTGTTCTTGAGAAATCTATTACTAATTGTGCTCCATTTGTAGAAGGAATTACCCCACTTACATAAGAAACAGGTATTTTGTAATATCCAGCTGCAGATGTTACTGCTCCTGTTACTACAAATATATTGTTTATTGTACCATTATCTCTGCTTGATAATACGATATATCCTCTAGCTGAAGTTGTTGTAGAATCATCCCATGTATCAAACCATGTAGTTTGAGTTACACCAGATTGGTCTGTATTATCAATGAATATTTGAGATATTAATCCAGTTGATGTGTTGTTATATCTTAAAGTTCCAGCACCAGGATCCGAATCAGTTGTTGATGTACTAAAATTATATTTTACACCACCAGCTTGTCCGCTTGTTCCAGAAGTTCCAGCAGAACCAGAAGAACCCTGTGCACCAGAAGTTCCAGATGAACCAGAAGTTCCCGATGTACCAGAAGTTCCCGATGTACCAGAAGTTCCAGAAGAACCTCCAGTTCCAGTTGAACCAGCCGTACCAGTTGAACCACTAGTTCCAGATGTTCCGTTTATACCAGATGTTCCAGAAGAACCAGAAGTTCCAGATGTTCCTGACGTTCCAGAAGAACCACTAGCTCCACCAATACCACTTGTTCCAGAAGTTCCTGATGTGCCAGAAGTTCCAGAAGAACCACTAGTACCAGAAGTTCCAGAAGAACCAGCACTACCAGTTGTACCCGCCGAACCACCTGCCCCACTTATACCACCACTACCAGAAGTTCCAGAAGTACCACCGCTTCCAGATGAACCATTTGAACCAGATGTTCCTGATGTTCCAGAAGTTCCCGAAGAACCACCAGTACCAGAACTTCCTGTTAATCCAGAAGTACCACTTACTCCAGATGAACCAGCTGAACCAGACGTACCAGCTGTTCCAGTACTTCCGCTTGTCCCAGAAGTTCCTGATGTTCCAGAAGTTCCTGATGAACCAGATGAACCAGTACTTCCACTTGTTCCAGAAGTACCAGAAGAACCACCCGTTCCAGTAGTTCCAGAAGTTCCTGATGTCCCAGAAGTTCCTGATGTACCTCCGCTTCCCGATGTACCAGAAGACCCGGTTGAACCAGACGTACCGCCACTACCACTAGTACCAGAAGTTCCAGAAGTTCCTCTTGTACCAGAAGTACCAGAAGTACCACCACTTCCGCTTGTTCCAGACGTACCACCACTACCAGAAGTTCCCGATGTACCGCCACTACCAGAAGTACCAGAAGTACCTCCACTACCAGAAGTTCCCGATGTACCACTTGTTCCAGAAGTTCCTGATGTTCCTGATGTACCAGCCGACCCAGTTGTACCAGAAGTTCCAGATGTTCCTGATGTTCCAGACGTACCAGACGTACCAGAAGTTGCTGCTGCAAATCTTCTACTAATTCTACCGGTAGTCATGTTCAATACCAACACCTCATTTGTTGTATTATCAGTTGGTATAGAATCTCCTGTTACCGAAATAGAACCACTTACATTTAGTGAACCAGTAATTTCTTGTCTATCAATTACATTATCACCGAATTTGTTTGAACCAGTAGCATATATTATTGATGATGAAATAAATGTTGTATGCAATTCAGTAGCTGTAATTTTTCCAGCCACATTTAAGTTTTGACTTATTACAACTGAACCAGTTATGTTTGAATTTCCGTTTACCGCTAACCCACCACTAATTGAAGTTGGTACATTAACTACCAATCCTCTATTTGGTGAAATATTTGCAGTTGCCGAACCAGATTTAATTTGATTAATATCTCCAATTGCATCTGCATTGATATTAAATAATCCACTACCATCACCTCTAAATAAAGATGCAGTTATAGATGATGATATTGATAAAGACCCAGTTATTTGAGTATTGGACTTTACTTCTAATGGTAAATTTCCAAAAGAATCTATTTCGTATGTTTGAACACCAGATGCAGTAATTTTTCCAACAACATTTAATGATGCCGATGAGAAATCTACTATTCTACTTCCACTTACATACAAAGCAACTAAGCTTGAACTTAGTTGATTTAAACCATTAGGGTTACCTCCTAAATACTCCATTCATTAAAACTTTTATGTTATCTCCAATACCGAAACAATTACATCTGCTGAATTAGCTAATGATGATGTTACCGAAAGAAAATCTCCGGCTTCCAAAACTAACTTTTGCTCACCACCAACTAACACATTAGAACTACCAGGCACTATTAACGCATCCTTAACAACGTATGCAACTTTGTTGGCAGATACATCTCTTACCATTACACTAACTGAAATATTATTTGTGTTTACATTAGCTACACCAACACCAATTACAGTTGTTGATGTATTTGCCGGTGTTGTGTAAACAGGAACACCTGTTGTTCCAATTGAACTTGCTATACTATTTTTAAATGCGTTTGCCATTTCTTTTTATTTTTTATCCCAATGCTATTGCAAATGCGATAGCTGAATCCAATACATTAACCCCATCCACCAAATATCCTCCTGCTGTCAAATCCATAGAACCGGTCATCTTAACAGAACCACTTACCAATAAACTATTATTTATAGTAAGATTATCGAATGATGCTTGTTGTACATCAATAGTTCCTTTAAATGAACCAGTCAAAGAACCTGTAAACGACCCACTTAAATCCGCAAAAGCATTATTTCTATCTTGAATTATAGAACCAGAAAATATAGGATTGTGTATTACCATTTTACCTTAAACATTTTGTTATAGGTATAAATATAAACTTCCATATCTTTTAAGGTTTTACAGGCCATTCTATATTAAACGGATTTGATTGATTCGTTACATCTCTCAATTGTTGTCTATAATTACTCCAAATATTTTTAGTTTCCGTTGGAATATCACTTAATTGAGTCCAATCACATTCTGCCAATAATTCATTTCTAATTTCTCTAACAATAAACCATTGATTTTCCAATCTATAATCTATATCACTTTGAGAAGCATCGGTTTGAATCCAATTCTGATAATATACGCCATCAGTTAGAACAGGAGTTCCTTCGGTAATATTTTTTGTATAATCATTTGGCATTGAAGTTGGAGTAACTACATACATATCCCAATCAGCTAATGATTCATCGGATAATTCAGCAGGTAAACTTACATTTGGATACGCCTCTCTTAATTGAGGAATACTATATGGATACGTTATTGTTTCATCTATAATTCTTAAATACATATTATTTAAAGTTTGCAGGAATTGATGCGAAATTTGTTAAATTAATACAATTGTTAAAGCAATCAGTTCCAGATGGTGTTGGAGTTCGTAACCACAATTCAGGAGCTGTTCCAGTTAATGCGTTTGTTGTAGAACTCATATTATAGCAGTTATTAAAAATCAATGCATTAGTATTATTTGTAAATTGTAATACATTTGTTAATGCTCTGCAATTTCTAAAAGTACCAGAAAAATTAGTTACATTTATATTTTGGTCAAATAATGTTGATGGTACTGATGTAAGTGCTGAACATGCAAAGAAACACGATGCAAATGTAGTTGCAGCTGGTACATTATCAAATAATCCACTTGGAACTGTTGTTAATGTTAGTATCGATGCAAATGTGTTTGAAAATGTTGTTGCATTTGGTGAATAATCAAAAAGGTCAGAAGGTATTGCTGATAATCTAGTAGCTTGAAATGCCGAATTAAAGTTTACCACTTCTGCTAATCCAGTATAACCACCCACACCATCAAGAGAAGCACTACCAGGTATTGATGTTAAATTTTGACAACCATAAAAATTTATAGTTCTCAATCCAACAATTCCCCATTGAACCAATTCAGTAATAAGATTTCTAATATTTAAATTATTATTTACTGAAAATCCTGGCATAAATCCGCTAATAGTAATAGTATATGTACCTGTTGCCGAATATGTATGAATTCTATCAGTAGATGATGATGATGTTATTAATGGTGATGATGTACCATCACCCCAACTTATTGTAAGATTTGGTTTTAATAATCCAAAATCAACTAAAGGTACAGTAAACACTGTATTTACTGAAGTTGTTGTTACTTTAAAAACAAACGGAAATACTTCTGCAGAATCCGATGGTATTAATTTTCTTGCTATACTCATAACTATAATTATTAACTCATATTTTTTCCAACTACAAATCCGTAATATGTTGTACCACCATTAAAAGTAAAGAATGATAATACATCAGTTCCAATGGATGTTAATATTGGTGCACTTCCATTAACCCAATCTACACTAGCAGGCCATGTTATCGCATAACCACCAGCATTTACCATTGTGAATGTAAATCCAAATGCATTAGATGCTGGTGGATTTGAGAAAGTTATTGTTGATGTACCACTAAATTGTCTTCTAAAGTTATTTGCTGTTAAAAGGTTTAGTGTAGCATCAGTTCCAGTTCCCAAATCTGAATAGGTTTCTCTAAATACAGTTGATGTTGATAAACCAGTTACACTTAGATTTCCAGTTAAATTTATATCACCAGTTTGAGTTGTATTACCAGAAATAGTCAATGTAGTACCATCAAATGTTAAATTAGTTTCTACATTCGCGCCAACAGGAGCATTTGAATATGTTAATAATCCATCATTTGTAGTTCCAGTTAAACCAAATCCATTAGTTCCAGAAGTACCAGAAGTAAAATTTGGAGGAGTTGTACCGGATGTACCAGATGTACCAGTTTGTCCAGATGTACCAGCCGAACCAGCAGTTCCAGATGTAAAGTTTGGAGGTGTTGTACCAGATGTTCCCGATGTACCAGTTTCTCCCGATGTACCAGCTGTTCCTGATGTAAAGTTTGGAGGAGTTGTTCCAGACGTACCAGATGTTCCAGTTATACCAGATGTACCACCACTACCACTTGTACCAGATGTAAAGTTTGGAGGAGTTGTTCCAGACGTACCAGATGTTCCAGCTGCACCAGTAGAACCTTGTGCACCACTTGTACCAGAAGTACCACTACTACCAAAGAATGTGCCATCAAATCCAGACGTTCCCGAAGTTCCGTTTGTTCCAGTTGAACCAGATGTACCCGTTGTTCCAGAAGTACCATCGCTACCACTTGTGCCAGAAGTACCACTACTTCCAAAATAAGTTCCATCAAATCCAGAAGTACCGCTTACACCAGACGTACCACTTGTACCATCAGTACCCGTAGAACCCGAACTTCCCGATGTACCAGAAGTTCCTGATGTACCACTACTACCAAAGTAAGTTCCATCAAATCCACTTGTTCCAGAAGAACCTGAAGTTCCAGAAGTTCCTGATGTACCATCACTACCAGAAATACCACTTGTTCCAGAAGAACCTGAAGTTCCACTACTTCCAAAGAATGTACCATCTAAACCAGATGTACCAGAAGTTCCCGATGAACCAGAACTTCCGCTTGTACCAGAAGTACCAGTTGTTCCACTTGAACCAGAAGAACCATTACTACCAAAGAATGTACCATCCAATCCAGATGTACCACTACTACCAGTTGTACCAGCCGTACCAGTACTTCCACTTGAACCAGATGTTCCAGCTCCAGAAGTTCCCGAAGAACCACTACTTCCGCTTGAACCAAAATAAGTTCCATCTAAACCAGAAGTTCCCGATGAACCAGAAGTTCCGCTTGAACCTGATGTTCCAGCTCCAGAAGTTCCCGAAGAACCACTACTTCCGCTTGAACCAAAGAATGTTCCATCTAAACCGCTTGTACCACTAGTTCCACTTGTACCATCCGTTCCAGTAGAACCAGAACTTCCAGAAGTTCCAGCCGTTCCATCAGACCCAGAAGTACCGCTACTACCAAAATAAGTTCCATCTAAACCAGAAGTTCCTGAAGTACCTGTTGTACCAGAAGAACCAGATGTACCAGACGTTCCAGCTGTTCCAGTAGTTCCAGAACTACCAGACGTACCACTACTACCAAAATAAGTTCCATCCAATCCAGAAGTTCCTGAAGTTCCAGATGTACCAGCAGACCCATTTGTACCAGAAGTTCCTGAAGTTCCTGTTGTACCTGCGGACCCAGTAGTTCCAGAACTACCAGACGTACCACTACTACCAAAATAAGTTCCATCTAATCCAGAAGTACCGCTACTACCAGATGAACCAGAAGTTCCTGATGTGCCACTTGTTCCTGATGTACCACTTGACCCACTTGAACCAAAATAAGTTCCATCTAATCCAGAAGTTCCGCTTGAACCAGAAGTACCATCAGAACCAGATGTACCTTGTGTTCCTGAAGTTCCACTACTTCCACTACTTCCGCTTGTACCATCTGAACCAGATGTTCCACTCGTCCCATCTATTCCAGACGTACCACTACTACCAGTTGTACCAGACGTACCATCAGTTCCAGTAGAGCCGCTTGTACCAGCAGAACCCGTAGTTCCACTTGTACCATCAGAACCAGAAGTTCCAGATGTTCCACTACTTCCAGAAGAACCTGTACTTCCACTTGTACCATCAGTTCCAGTAGAACCACTTGTACCAGATGAGCCAGAAGTACCATCAGAACCAGAAGTTCCAGAAGAACCACCACTTCCGCTTGTTCCAGACGTACCATCGGAACCTGTTGTACCAGATGAACCCGTTGTACCAGACGAACCAGATGTACCGCTTGAACCAGCTGAACCAGACGTACCATCAGTTCCAGATGTTCCACTACTACCGCTACTTCCACTACTTCCAGAAGAACCTGTACTTCCACTTGTACCAGAAGTTCCTGATGAACCAGATGAGCCAGATGTACCATCAGTTCCAGATGTTCCACTGCTACCACTACTACCACTTGTTCCAGAAGAACCTGTTGTACCAGAAGAACCAGATGTACCAGATGACCCACTACTACCACTAGAACCAGAAGTTCCGGATGTACCACCACTACCACTTGTTCCAGAAGAGCCTGTTGTACCAGAAGAACCACTACTACCGCTACTTCCAGAAGTTCCAGAAGAACCATCTTCACCACTTGTACCACTTGTTCCAGAAGAACCACTACTTCCGCTTGTACCACTTGTTCCAGAAGAACCCGTACTACCGGATGTACCAGAAGTTCCGCTTGTGCCAGAAGTTCCGCTTGTACCAGAAGTACCACTTATACCATCACTTCCAGAAGTACCAGAAGTTCCTGATGTTCCCGATGTTCCACCAGTTCCAGACGTTCCTGATGAACCAGATGTACCACCACTACCGCTACTACCAGAACTACCCCCAGTACCAGCAGTTGCTGATGAACCAGAAGTACCAGAAGTTCCTGATGTACCTCCACTACCTGCCGTACCAGTTGTACCACTTGTTCCTGATGTACCAGATGACCCTCCACTACCGCTTGAACCCCCACTACCACTAGTACCAGAAGTTCCAGAAGTACCCCCACTACCACTAGTACCAGAAGTTCCAGAAGTTCCAGAAGAACCAGAAGTTCCAGAAGAACCAGAAGAACCAGAAGTTCCAGAAGTTCCCGATGAACCACCACTACCGCTTGAACCACTTGTACCAGAAGTTCCCGATGTACCAGAAGAACCAGACGTTCCAGAAGTACCCGATGTACCAGAAGTTCCAGACGTTCCGCTACTTCCACTACTTCCGCTTGAACCAGAAGTACCGTCAGAACCAGTTGTACCACTTGTACCGCTACTTCCACTACTTCCGCTTGTCCCACTACTTCCACTTGTCCCACTACTTCCACTACTTCCGCTTGAACCAGTAGTTCCTGATGAACCAGATGAGCCAGATGAACCACTACTTCCGCTTGAACCAGATGAACCCGATGTTCCTCCGCTACCGCTTGAACCAGATGAACCACTACTTCCGCTTGAACCAGATGAACCACTACTTCCGCTTGAACCACTTGAACCAGAAGAACCATCACTACCAGAAGTTCCTGAAGAACCACTACTTCCGCTTGAACCCGCACTTCCACTTGTACCAGAAGTTCCCGATGAACCGCTTGACCCACTTGAACCAGATGAACCACCAGTACCAGTAGTTCCAGATGAACCAACCGCTGCTACTATATTTCTTCTTTCTAATCTTTTTGTTACACTATTCCAAATTACTACATCTTCCGATGAACCAGATGGTATGTTTTGTAATATCAAACTACCACTTACACCTAAACTTCCACTTATAGTTAAATTTGCGTTAATTGTAGAATCTTTATTTACCTGCAAGAACGATGCCGTATTTACCCCTTCCGCATTTAAAGCGTAAAGAGCGTATGATGCGGTGAATGCTAATGAAGCAGTTCCAACCAACATTGATGCTGTTTGTGAATTCTGAACAAAGTTTGATGTATCTACATTTGATGCATTTTGTGCAAATAATGCGTAAGATGCAGTTGATGCAAATGATGCTGATAAAACACTCATTGAAGATGTTCTATCGTTTCTTACATATTCAGTTAGATTTAATCCAGTTAAGTTTTCAACATAAGATGCGGTTAATGCGTATGAAGAACTTACGGCACTAAACACAGCCATTGATGATGTTTGATTATTTCTTACATATTGAGCCGTATCACTTAGTGATGCCGATAAAGATGCTAATGATGCGGAATCAAATCCTGCTACAGTTTTTGCAAACTCTGCAGTTACAGCGTATGATGCAGATAATACTGCTCCAAATACTCTATCACCGGGTAATGTACCATTTATCAGAGAACCACCACTACCAATTACAACATGTCCAGATGTTAATCCAGCAAATTTAATTTGTATTGTATCTTCATCAATTGAAATAATTTGACCAGGCAATACTTGGTCTTCAGAACCAGTTGCGTAAACCTGTACCATTGGGTATCTTATACCTAAATTGTGTACAATAGTTAAATCACTTACACTATTAAATGATACAGTTTCCGTTAATGATGTTTCAGGTTGAGGTACAAAATATCCTCTAGATTCATCAAATCTTAAAATATCATATTCCGCAGATGCAGTAGGTCCTACTCCTTGGAAATTATAAGTACCTAAGAACGAACCAGTAACTAATGGAGCAAATACTTTATTAGCGGCTATTAAATCATGCCCAGCATAAACATCGCCCCAAATACTTGCTGATGTATTTACTACAAATCCGTTATTAGGTGAAATAGATGCTGTGAATGACCCACTCTTTAATATAGAAGTTTCAAATGCTAAGTTAGCAATATTGATATTAGTTATTCCACTACCATCACCAACGAATGATGAACCACTTGCTATTATTACGTTACCACCAGTTACAAACAAACCACCACTAACACTTAAGTTACCAGATACGAATGTTCTAGCTCCAATTTCTAAACCTCTATTTGGAGAAATTACAGCTTCAAATGAACCAGACTGAATTCTATCAATTTTAAGGTCATCTAACGCTTCGGGTGGGATGTTAAATAATCCACTACCATCACCATCATAACGTGCTGCTGTGATTGGTACGTTTACATCTAATTTAGTTGGGTCAATAATTGCTATACCAGAACCAGAGTTAATTTTTGCTAACTCTAAGTTTTCAATCGCATCAGGTGGGATATTAAATAAACCACCACCATCACCTATGAATAATGATGCCGTTACCGAACCACTAATTGCTACCGATGATGTGAATTGAGATTTAAATGAACCAGACGATGGTGCAGTTATTACTCTAAAGGTATCACCACTTGCTACCGATGCAGTTGCTGAACCACTTGCTATTAAAGGTGCTGCGGATGCTTGTACATTTGTAATAAATCTACCATCACCAAATATAAATCCTCTTGCTGTTAAATCATCAGCTTTTAATGAACCACTAACTTCAATCGAACCAGTAAATTCAGAACCGATTTGAGAACCAGTTGCTGCAGTTATTACTCTAAATTCTTCTCCATTTGCTACCGATGCCGTTGCAGAACCACTAGCGATAAATGGTGCTGCCGTTGCTACAACGTTCGTAATGAATCTACCATCACCAAAGAAAAATCCAGTAGAAGTAACATCAAATGCTGATATAGACCCACTAATACTAACCGAACCAGTAAATTCAGAACCAATTTCTGAACCAGTCTTTGCAGTAGTTACTATGAAAGATTCTCCACTTGCTACCGAAGCAGTTGCCGAACCACTAGCAATCAACGGAGCTGCTGCGGCTTGTACGTTAGTAATAAATCTACCATCTCCAAATAAAAATTCAGTTGCTCTTATACTTCCACTAACTTCAATAGAACCAGTGAATTGAGAACCAACTTGCGATTGTGTGAATGGAGTTATTACTCTAAATCCTTCATCAGGTGTTACAGATGCAGTTACTGAACCT